TACACACATCTGACCATTCCACATCAAACCTCTTCCACAACCACCTGCAGGTTCAACTGGGGCAGGGCCAGCAGGTGCAACAGGTGCTGTACCAAGGTTAGGGCCGTAGTTTTCAGGATCAAACAAAGTACCACCAACTGTTGTATACTTAGTTGGATCAAAGGTTCCTGTAGGATTAGCAGCCATGTATCCAGCAGTCCCACCTTCTTGATAACCCATGAGTCCACCAGCATTAGCAGCCATAATAGGGTTAGTAGTAATGGCTGGGCTATTAGCTTGTTGCATCTGCTCAGGTGTTTGTGTTGCAGTAGTCCTAGGTACGTTGATACCTCTTTCACCAAGAATACGCATAAGCTCAGGATTCTGTTGTGCTGCTGCACCAATCTTAGCAATAACTTCATCAACCTTTCTAGGGTCAACGTTCTGGCTATTAGAAGGAATACCTATACCAACACTACCACCAACAGCCATTTCAATGGGTATACCTGCAGCTTTCATACGCTCATTTACTACAGGGTTTGTACGAACAGCATTAAGAAGTTTGTCCATCATGCGACCTTGAGCTAGCCCACCATCAGCCATGCCTTGTTGTGACAGCATACCTTCAAGTTGAGCTAAGTCTTGATCAGAAATCATCTGGTCATCAACAGGTTCACCGCCTATTCTACCATCAGCTTCCATTTGTTGCAAGCCCATTTTTGCTTGAGTACGTAAATCCTCAAAGAATTTTACACCGTAGTAACGTACAACATCAGCAGGTACAACGTACTCACCTTCGGATAAACGTGCAGGTATATCATCACGTACCTCAACAGGAAGAGAGCCCGGAGGTACATCATTGCCTGACACTGGGTCTACTGTTTCTGCTTCGCCACCTAGGGCAAAAGCCATCTGTGTTTGGTTGTTCATTGTTAGGCCTCCTTGAGCAAATTCTTTTGGTTTTTTAGTTATATATTGTTTAATAGCATCTAAAATTTCTTTTTGTTCTGAACTATAAAGATTGTTTTCTGTTTCCTTATCAAACTGCTTAAAAACATACCCCCTAAGTAATTCGGGGTATCCTGTTCTTTCTGACCAAGAGTTAAAATCTCTTTCTTCATTGAGATTTTCTTTATGGTATTTGTATCTTTCTTTCATTGTTTCTAAAGAAACAGAATTTTTAAAATCTTTGTATTTTTTTGAAAGGTATTTATCTTTATTAACAATATGATGAGATATAATATCTCCTGCAATATCTTCAGATCTTACATCTTTAAATATTTGTAGCCCATACTCTTCTAAAGGTATGCCTTTAGGTCGGGGCATTTCTAAAGAACCAATTTCTCCCGGAGGAAAATGCTCTAGATAATAAGGACTATCTTTATTTGGTGTGTCTACTATTTTATAATCATACTCATTTAAAATAGGATACATTTCTTTTGCAGCCTCATAACTACCCATCAGCATTAACTTTTAATCTAAGCTGCTTTAGAGCTTGTAATGCGTATATCTGTCCCTGTACCCTGTACATAACATGTTGCTCATCTGATTGAGCAAACTGTTTGTAACTAGCTTGAATACGTTCATCCAGTTCAGCTTCAAATGCAGTCCATGCTTCAGGATTATTTACTAATAGTTTTAAACTCACTGCATTGGTCCTTGTCCAGTGTTAGCTGAGAAGCCCTGTTCTCCCGGTGTAGGGGCTGTACCTGTACCTATGGTACCCCCACCACTGCCTTGGGTATCTTGTACCTGTACGCCTGCTGGTGGCTTCTGTGGGCCTCCCGGTGGTGGTGGGCCTGCTCCTGCTGGTGGAGCTGGGGGTGGGTTTTCTTCTTTAAACTTCTTAAGAACTTCAGCTTGTACTGCAGCATCAGCCATATTATTAACTAGTTTATCTGGGTCGAGGTCCATAGACTTAGCAATCTCACGCACAATGTAATCCATTTTAGCAAAAGGAGCTAGTACAGGATTTTGTACAACTCCAAGAAATTGCATTAATCTTTGACTACGTACTTCGTTAGCCATAAGACTTTCAGTACCACGGGCTTTAACTTCAAGATCACCTTTAATTTCTTCATCATAATCAAACTGCATGTTGAAGTTAAAGAATGCTTTAGCTAACGGTGCTAGTAGATAGTCATCAACATTCTTAACTACATTTCGTATAGAACCATTAGCAGCAGACATAAGCATACTAATACCAGAAGCTGTACGTCCAACACCTGAGACTCCTGTCTGCCCATGAGCAAAGCTAGGAAACCCTGTAGATTCATCAGCTAATACTCTGGCTTTGTCAAACATCTGCATGTTTTCGTTAGATACATTNGGAAACTTAGTACCAAAGATTGCNTGTCCGGGTGCACCTCCTTGGCGTCTAAAGACTTTTCCGGGGTATACTGATAGATCTTGTCCCGGAACTAGGTTAGTCTCATCTACTTCAATCAGCATATTACCTGACAGTGCAGCATTATCAACAGCCATACGCATAAAGCCATTCATNANNGTCTGAGTATCATCCATGTTCTCAGCAATACCTACACCAAAAAGACTATAAGGAGTTACTTCGTATGGTACTGCATAATAAGGAATGATAGAAGGAGTGAATGGGTTCATAACTAAACGTAATACTTTACCATTACATACCCAGATATTTACACTAACTTGATCCATGTCAGCTAGATCAGAAGGTACATCTACATCATGCCCTTCAAGAACATCTGTATCTACACTACCCCAAAACTCAAGGACTTCAAAACGTTCAGCTTTGGACTCTTGAGTATCATCCTCCATTGCCTGTTCCCACCACTCTTTTATGTAGGATTCCCCTACTTCTATAGCAGTATCAATAGCATTGGATCTAAAAAAAGGACGTCTTTTAAGTGCTCTTATCTGAGAACGAGACATCTTATGACGTTCTACAACATACTCAGCCTCATCCATATTAGCTGCATCAGGATCAGGGTAAAAGTTCCAAAGAGATACACTAGAAGTTTGAGGAATAGTTTTAATTGTAGGATTATACTCTCCCTCCTCATTCCAACTAGGGTATTCTTTGTCTATAGCAAATGGACCTTTCATAACACCTGTACCAAAGAGAGAACACTCAAATGCAGCTACACGTAATTGTTTATTAGCATTAGACTCCTCTAGTTGATCATGAATTTTCTTTTCCATTTTCTTAGCTGCAACCATTGCAGGATGAAATGTAACTTGTGTAGGAGTAGTACCTACCCCCTCTTTTAATTGATCTATTACTGGTTCTAGTTTTTCAGTTAAACCAGCAAGACGTTCTTTAAGTTCAGGCATAGTTTCACCCGGAAGAAGTTTTGTTTCTTCTGTTGTAGGTGCTCTAGCTTTTTTAATTTCACTATTAGATTCAAAATGAACTGCTTCTTCTACTCCTTCAGGAAGAATTGTAGGATCTACAGTAACTGGAAATTTATTGTTGCCAAAGAGTACTTCAATGATTTGACCATATGCAGCTAGTACTTTAGTCTTAGTAACTTTAACAAATACTTGAGATTTTTCTGTAGAAGTAAACTGTACATCAGGACCATATATACCACGATAATTTCTATATGCTTGAATCCAACGAGTTTCTTCTGTCTCACGTGCATCAGAAGCTTTCTTGTAATGTTTTTTAACTAAATCTACAACATTACCTGCAAGAGGATCACTATAAGTATCTTCTTTTATATCTTCTAAAGAACTAGCATCCTCAGAATCCATTATCATGCTTTCTTCAAATTCGTCCATATTATTTCCTTAATAACCGAAAGTTGGGTCACTTGCTTGAAAGCCACTGTTTTGTGTGGCTGGATCAAAATCAAACAAACTACTTCTTGGTCTTGTCATTACACCATAACGCAAAGCATCATACAGGTGGTCTTCTGAGTGTGTGTCTACATCTTCTGGATTGTTTTTGTCAAGTGGTATTGCAGGTATCTGTGAAATACTATTACTACAAGTATTAAAAAATACTAGTCTTGGTTCTTCAGTAAACTCATCTACTTGTAATCTTCTGTGTATTTCATTCTTTCCAGCAATCCTAGAGCCTTTAGATCTATCTGCAGGTCTCCAACGACAACCTTTCATAATCATCTGTTCAGCTAGGCTTGGACCTGTATCCCCACGTCTATGCCACAAGGAGGAGTCAAGAACTCCATACCGTATTTTTTCTTCACCTTCAGCCTCTAGTACCATGTCAGCTAAGTCAGTAGCTATTACTTTTGATACGTACATCTCACGGTAAACTATGAGTTGTTCATCAGGTGCTACTGCTATCCATACAACCCCTGAGTAAGAACCATATCCATAGTCACAGGCTCTAAACCTTGACCAACTTCTAGGTATGTCAAAAGGTTCTATTACATGGATGTTTCTATTCCACTCAGGAAAAGCAGCACCTTCATTTACATCCCAGTTACCTTCTAGTAATTGCTTACGTTGATGCTCTGGTAGTGATAATAGATTAGCCTCATAAAGACCGTCATCTGCTAGATAAGGATTATCAAATAGAGTAGCAGGTATAAACCTGCGTTTAAATAATGGTTGGCCTTCTTTAGTATGTCCTTTAGGCCAAGCAATTCGTTCTCCTGTTTCTGGATCAGTAGCATCAAAGCTTGTATTATTTGGTGCAGGATCTACAAAGGTTTTCTTTACCCACATATGCCCAGCTCCACCGGGGTTAGTTGTAGCTCTTTGATATAATTCTAACCCACTATTTTTAGTTGTCCGAAGACGTGACCTCATATAATTCCAAGGATAAGGGCTAGGCCATTGTGTAAGTTCATCAAAACCAATCCAGTTAAAAGCTTGCCCTTGGTACCTTTGTACATCATCATCCCTATCTAAATATGATAACCAAAGAGTAGCCCCACTAGGAGCTACCCACGTCTTGTCTCTTTCCATGAACTTGATCCCCGGAATTGCTTTAGGATAAAGTTGTTTTGAGACTGAGATAAGTTCCCTGAGTTCTTCTGTGCTTCTTCGTACAAGTAGCATAGAAGATAAAGAATTATTAAAATACCTAACAGGATCGGCCAACATAGCAAAAGACTTACCACCACCAGCCGCCCCTCCATATAGTACCTCCTGTTCTGACGCAGACAAAAAGTCTGTCTGTGGTCCCGGATTAGACTGAAATATTACTTCTTGAGCTTGCTCAACCTCTATCGGCGATGGCTTCGGGGTTGCGGGTATGGTTATACTCTCTGGCTCCGATACGGTTTCTTTCAAGGGTTGCCGCTTTTTGTGCCGCCTCTTTGTAGCGTTGAGCGTAATACTGTTGCGTTGAAGCTTCTGCCTTACGTTGTCGTTCAAGTTTAACTCTTTTCATTAGACCTACGTGAGAGATATATCTACCAGACTTCTCACTTAACCAGTTAGCTACATCTCTGTAGCTGTATTGTTTTAGAAATCTTTTTGCTTCTTCTAAAGTTTCTAACTCTTCTGGAATTGGTAGTAGTATATCATTATCTTCAGGGTCTTGTCTATAGCCAAATGGAATTATTCTACCTACTCTAACGACAGGAAGCCATTCGTATTTATCATCAACCATTTTAGGTTTGGGTAACTTCCAAGTTTTATTTATCTTCATTATTCTTCGGAGGTAAAATAAATACTGGGCTATCGGTTTTTACTTCAACTTTGTCAGTCTTAACAAAACCTGCTCTGTCAAGAAAGTCTTTAGCTGCAGCCATCTTTTCTTTATTGCCAAGATCAGTAGGGTTAGTCATTACTTGCATCATTGAATATGCAGCTTTACTACCGGCAGTAGCAATAAACTTTTTAGTAAGTTCTGTAATCTCATCCTGCAATACAGCAGTAATAGTTGTAGAAGATACAGTATCAGCATATCCTGCAAGACGTTTAGCTCTTACAGGATCACCTTGTGCAGATTCAAAGAGTACATCAAGGAATAGCTGTTGTTTAGGTGTAAGTTTTCTCATTCGCACTCACACTTTTTACAAGTGCAATCACGATTAAGTAGTGCACACCAGATACGTTGAAAGTATTTTCTCATATTTTCTTCCTATAAGGTTTTATTTTGGCTGCAACTTTTTTCGGTTGAGCCACAAACTGTTTACCCTTAGCAGTGCCTTTTCTCTTGGCTCTAGTGGTAGAAGCATACTCAGAATCACTAAGAGACTTAATAGCCCTCTTAGGTAGATACCTTTCGCCTGTGGCCTTTGGCCCTTGTGTTGAGGGCTTACCACTCTTAGTAGTCCACTTCTCTTTAGTCCACCTGTCAAGACTTTTTTGACTTTTACTTTTTACCATTGTGTTTTTTCTGCACAGCAAAATTTGCAGTAAGTGATGCACCTTTATGAGGTACAAACTTATCTGCGTGTTTCATAAGTTTAAGACTACCATCGGTTTGTTTCATCCAATGATAGCCTTTAGGTGCATCTACTTTCATGAAGTGTATCCCCCGCCTTTGGCTTTATATTTTTTGGCAACCATTTGAGCTTTACGAGCCGACCACTGTCCGGGCTTTCCACCTTTGCCACCAGCTTTAACGGAGGCAACAAGAGACTTACGCATAGTAGGCTTAGTATAATTACCAGCCGCATTAACGCCTGTCTTCTTCTTTGTAGAACCTGTACTCGATCTCACCACGATGTATTCCTATATCTTTGAGCATCTGATCTGACAAGTTATTTAACTGCCGATACTCTCTGCGTTGTTGATGGTATTTCTGTATTCTATTTACTAAGCTTCTAAACATGGCTATCTCCTTTTACCAGAGACAGTTATACCACACTTTAGTGTATCATACTACAGACAATATTGCAACCCCGTTATGCATTTTTCTTTTTGAGATTATCCATTTGTGTTTTAACCATACCACCTAGATTATAACTCATAACACCGGGTTTAGCCATGGCTTTATTATTCATCCCCATAGGTTTTTTCTTCATCATATTATTACTAGCCATACCACCCATATTCATCTTACCAACACCGTCAGCAGCATAAGCTGGTACCTTCTTGCCATCTTTCATAACCATAGGCATTGAGCCACCTTTGTTGTAGCTTGACATTTTCTTTTTAGTTCCGTACATTTTATTTTCCTTTATTTTTTCCAAATGCAATAGCTTCTTTTAATGCTCTCATTATAGCTGCTTTACGTGCAGGAGTATCAGCAAATTTTGCAGCTTGTCTTGGTGTTGATTTTGCTGCAGAACCTTGAGCACTACTTTCTTTAGCTGCTTGTATTATTGGTTTTTTAATTTCACCTTTTAATTTTTTTATTGCATTTTGAGCTTCTTTACTTAAGCCATTTATAGGCCTAGTAAATACCTCTAAGTCTTTTTCAGAAACTTTATCTTTTTTGTAAGCATCGTATGCTACTTTAGCTATTGCTGCACCTGCACCTATATTTGCAATTTGTGCAATACGTTTAGCTACTGGTGTTATGGTAGGCTTAACAGGAGTTTCTGTTAGTTTCTTAGGTGGTTTCTTAGGTATAGATGTAGACTTTGGTCCAACCTTACCATAATTTTTCATCTTACTAAGAGCAATCCTTCTGCCTAATGCAGACTGACCTCTACCTCCTGCAGTAGTCATTAGACTACCACCTGTTTTTGGTCCTGCTCTACCAGCACCGGGTTTAATTTGAGAAAGAAGATTAGGTAAATCTTTTTGAGTAATTGGTCTTGCATACTTCTTATAGTCTTTAGCTATTCTAAAACCGTTCTTTTTAAGATATTTTTTAACTGTTTCAGAACCTACTTTAACTGCTATACGTCCTAAGACCATTATTATAGGTACAAATGCTGCCATTTTTTCTAAACCTCTATGTCTAATCTACCACTTGACTTTGTGGGACCAATATTTTGCTGACAGTTTGCTCGTTGTCTTCCCTTGTGCATCATGTCTTGCGTAGTAACTTTTTTTACGGGCTTTATCTTTTGCTGTCTTGGGAGCCTTACCTGCCCCCTGAACTCCCTGCTGCCCAAACCTGATAAATTTATAGGTATCTCCTTCTTTAGCCATAACGCAGTGGGATTTAGTTTTATGTTTAGGAGTTCTCTTAGGTTTATTAACACCCTTGAGTCCTTCCTTCTTCATCTTAGTTTTTACTCGTTCAGGTATAGCCATATTAATATCCCATAAATATTGGGGGAAACACTGACGCCCAGCTTAACCCCCAATTTAAATTATTTGAATAATCAAATATGACGTCTATGCAAGAATCACTCTTACTGTAGCATTACTACTAGTAGCCCTCAACAAGTTCATTTTAATTGTTGATGCTGTAGGACTTAAAGTTTTTGCTTCTGTAGGATCTACAGCATTAGGTACAACAAGAACATGTGTTGTAGGTACATACACTACAGAATCATCAGAAGGTGTAAGTAGCCTTGGAACTTCAAGTATCAAGTCATTGCCTGTTACAATATCTGCCTCTGCTGTAGTAAAACTAACATAGATTGGAAGAGTTGTATGCAGATAAACCATACTGTTATCACTAACATCTACATGTAAAGTAGTGGTACTAACAGTTAAAGCAGTTTGCACACTCCATCCTAGAGAAGTACTTGCTCCGTATAAGTTAGATTGATATATCATTGATTATATCCTTAATGTACTGAGTATTCTAGCTCAACAGTAAATCTACCTGCAGAGGCATCACCATTTAATGTAGTAGTAGCAAATACATACAAGAATTTGTTTGCAATAGCTGCTTGCACCAATGGATCAAAGACATGATATCCTGCTGCATCCAAGTCAATGTCAATCTCAGTTACTGAGTCAGTAGCAGAAACACGGGGATTAAATGATGCAACACCTGCACCTACAACTTCTGTACCTGAAGATACAACAGCAGCATTAGTAGCAATTCCCGATGTAGGATTAAGTGCTAGACCACCTACAAGTGTTGGTCCTGCAACAGTAGTAATAAATACTACAGCACGATGAATAAAGAATTTAGTTGGGGTTACAATACCTGATGGAGTAGATGTATCTAGTGTACCTAGTTCTACTAAACAGTCTCCATCTGCATAAGCAGAAGCTGTATCTGTAGATGCAAGNGTACCTACAAATGTCTGGATNTTACGTGTACCAAANGAATGTAGTAGTCCAGTACCTGTAATAGAATCAGAAAAAGTACCTGTTCCTGTTACGTCAATGCCATCACCAAAAGTAATGGTGCTTTGGTATTCTTCAATACCTTCTGTGAGAATAGTAGTTGCCATGATATTTATCCTTTCGTGGTATTACCACTTTGTTTGTTTGTTGTGGGTATACCACTATTTTATAGTTATTAAATCATTTCAAAGTGTGGAGCATCAATGAACGGTCTACGACCTTGGGAACGACGGAGATCTACATAACTATTCATAGCTTCCTCCATTGTGCCATTCCAATCACCAATATCTCCTACAGTCCAAGCAGCACCCCACTTGATAGGTACTCCAAATTCACAACAAGCATCAGCCATAGCATCAGCAAGATCATCATACATGTTTAACTGCCATGTAATGTTAGATCCAACATAAGCCACTAGGTCTACTGCACGGCCCTCTAGGTGCTTACTCTTCATAGTCTGGCTGGCACCACTAGCTACAAGCTTCTCCTGCTCTTCTACAGTACGCATACCACAAGTAACACCAAAGTCTACTTTAGTAAGCTTAATAGCTTGAGTTACTACTCTGATCAGATCATGGTTAATTCCCTCAAGTCTACTCATGCTACGTGTTGATAGTTTAAACATTGTTGTTTTTCTCCGATATAAGCTTTGCTTGCTCTCGTATTAACTGTTGCTGTTTTTCTAAAATAATAAACTGTTTGTCTATCTCAGATAGTTGAGGTAAAGGGATTACGTTACTAGTCATTTCTTTAATTTATTTTTTTCATTAAACTTAAAAAATTTAATTTTATTGCCAACTGTTCGTCCCTCTCTTTGAGAACGACCTCCCATACGACTGCCTATAGTTTCAGTTCTTTCATCTTCTTTTATTTCTGCTGCTACTTTTTTACGTTGTTTTTTCAAGGCTTCTTGAATTAATTTTTCATTACGTCTTTTAGTTTTCTCAGCAAGAAGACTTGCTACTTTTTGTCCCTCTTCCTGAGAACGTCCACCTTTACGACTACCAATTTTCTTTTTTGATCTTTCGTCTATGATTCTTTGAGCTTCTTTAGAGATATTTGAACTACTCATTTCTTAGCTCCAAAGAATTTACTTACCGACCTCATACCAATGGAAGCACTAACAATACCACCAAGGGCTAGTTGATACCACTGGGGCATAGTCTCTAGTGAAGCAAAGCCCCTAGTAACTATTTCATTACCCCAGTCGCCACAGAATGCGAGGATTAATGGGACCGAAAACAATAGTGTGATCCATTCGTCCTTCCAACTATTCTGTGTTCCTTTCATAGCCTCCAAGTCCCAGTCCATCTCCCCGGTAAGCTGTTTCTTTTTAATCTCAGCTTCGGTTAGTTTGACTTGGGTCTTAGCATCAATAATACTTGAAGCTAAACCTGTAAGACTTCCTAAGATTGCACCTATTGCCATACCTAATTCTTCTCATTACCTAGCCATACTGCAAAGCAACCAGTTAAAGCTCCCATACAGACAGACACTAGGCCAGACTGTTGAATAGATGGATCAGGTAGGCTCATAAACCAATGAACTGCCTGATATGTAAGTACAGTAACTGCAAGCATCATGATTCTAGGCAATATCTGCCACTTAAGTATACGTTCCATTACTATTTCTGGCATAATTATTCCCAATCTCTTTTAGTACGTGGTTTAAACACATCACTGGCAGCAAGATGTCCCTCTAAATACATGGCTCTCTCAACATGATCTAAAGAATACTTGACGCCGGTGTCATTATGTATTGCTTCTCGTATATAGAAAACATCAGACCTTGGAATATGTACTCTACGTAGTCTGCTTTCGTCTTCATCAGCAAGAGCAGAGTAAAATTCTTCTAATACATCTTCACTGATGTAGGTTTTTGTTTTGGACATGCCTAGTTATACCTATATTATGCCTCTTGTCAAGAGGGAACGACAAAAAAAGTAAAAAAACTTCAGTAGGGTACTTAAAGTATACTTAAAGTCTTTACTATTTCTATAATAAAAGAGGTAATAGTACTTAAAGTGTACTTAAAGTATACTCTAAGTCTTATTATCTTTATAATATAGAAGTAATAAATACTTTAAGTTACTTTAAGTATACTTAATTATACCACATAATGTTTATTTGTCAAGAACTATTTTTAATTATTTCTAATTATTTATTGAACAGGTGTTCAAATAATACTTGAAGTGTTCTTAACGGCGAGGATGGGTATTATCTTTGAGTAGAATACCCTCTGAGAGGCTCTGTGCTGCCCTCTAAGGGGCCTTGTCGTCATTTCATGGGGGTAGGGTGCCTGTAGACATTAGAGGGCCTGTATGGAGCTAAATTATGTGTTACATTATGTATAAGTATTATGTATGAACCTATAGGTTTTACTTATGTATGTATATATCAGGTATTAATTGATGTAGTTACCAAGTGTATTTAACCCCCCGCTGTCATTGGGTATATACGTATACCGGTGGCCCCCGTATGGCCCATGCAGCCCCCTCTATCTTTTGATATCAAGACAAGTCTTTTGATAATTCCTCTATTCAAAAGATAGCTAACATGTTCTTTCTATTATGTTTCTTACACAATAGAGGATTATGGGTATCATTCTGTATAATACAATAGGCGGATTTCCGCTTAGTATAGTCTCAGGGTATGAGTCATGCTTATTCATACCTAAATACTATCAGTCAGTCATTATGATCTATTCATTATAGTACCCCCCAACCCAACCCCATTATGTCAATCATTATGACCTATCCTTTTGATAATACCGAATACAGTCATAAGTTATTTTTTATCTACTTTGATAATGTCGGTTTATTTATTCGGATATTTCTATACTGCGGTCGTTAGGGTTTTTATTGAACCCCGCCACAGCTACGTTTAACGCCTAAATAGGGCAAAACATAAAGGATAAGATAATGACCAAGATCGTGACGAAATACTTTAAAGATAATGAGATTGATGCAGGCATCATATCAGTCGGAAAACAGGCTATTAGCCTACAACAGAAGATTCACAATTTGGCTATCTCAACTCTATTGATTTGGCACAATGCGGGGGATGATATCAAAACTAAGGACAATAAAAAAATAGCAATCGCAAAAGTAAACGCAATGCAGATTGCGGTTGAACGCATAGACAATTTGGCAGGTCAAAGCACACGTCACACAAAAGACTT